ATTAAATCAATCGTTAATGAGCATCACTGGTCACCAAACATCATTGATAATATGTATTGTGATGATATTGATCATAACGGTATTGAGTATTGGTACAATAATTTAAAAGAAATGCACGAAAAATTAGATGGCAGCGACAATTAAAATACCAACAGTTTTCACGGCAGTAGATAAATTTTCTAGTGTCGTGAAAAAAATGACTGTAGGCGTGAAAAAGTTTGGAAAAACTGGATCCGCTGCAATTAAAAGATTTGATACTAGACTAACAAATTCAGTTAAAAAGATTGGAAAAGTTGGTGCATTAGTTGGTGGTTTAGCTTTGGGTACTTTATTTACTGCAGCTATTCAAGGAAATATTGCATTTAATGATAGTTTAGCAAGTGTAAGCGCAATAACTGGAGCCACTGGTGCTGATTTGGCTAAACTTGAAAAGTTGGCTATTAGTACAGCCAAAGAAACTAAAAAGAGTGGCGCGGATGTTTTAAAGGCTTATGAGCTTGTTGGATCTGCACAACCAATTTTATTACAAAATGCTGATGCACTTGATTATGTTACACGTTCAGTAATATTATTGTCTAAGGCATCACGAATGGATTTAGAGCAATCAACACTTGCTTTAACCGATGTAATGAATCAGTTTAATTTAACTGGTAAAGATTCTGCAAAAACAATTGATATATTAGCTGCAGGAGCTAAATTTGGAGCTGCAGCAATCCCACAAATTAGTGAGGCAATAGTGCAATTTGGTACAGTTGCAAAACAATCAAATGTAAGTTTACAAGAATCAGTTGCAGCAATTGAAGTATTTGCAGCAAAGGGTATAAAAGGAGCCGAGGCAGGAACAAAAATGCGTAATGTATTAACTACATTGGCAACGGCTAAAGCATTACCAGCTAAAGCATTAAAAGAATTAGCAAAATTTGGTGTTGATTTAGATTTAGTAAGTGATAAAACACAACCTTTAAATGTTAGATTAAAAGAATTTAGTAAAATTAGTGGTGATGCAACGGCTATGGTTAAGGTTTTTGGAAAAGAAAACCAAGGAGCAGGAGCAATTTTATTAAACAATATTGATCATTTTGAAAAATTAACAAAGCAAGTTGATGAAAGTGGAGTTGCACAAACGCAAGCAACCGCAAATACAAATACATTAGCTTTTGCTCTTGAATCAATTAAAACAGCTTTTACAAATGCTACAACTGCAACAAATAGTGGCAGTAAATCATTAGAGGCTGTTAAAAAAGTTTTATCCTTTGTTGCTGATAACATGAATACCGTTTTAGGTGTTGCAGGTGTTTTATTAGGTGCGTTTGTAGCTTTAAAAGTTGTTGTAGGTGTAATGAGTGCTATTAGTGCAGCTCAGGCTGTATGGTCTAGTGTTACCGCTGCAGGAACAATAATACAAAGTGCTTTTGCTATAGCAGTAAACGCTGGTTTATGGCCTATTTTATTAATAGTTGCAGCAATTGCAGCTGTTATATTAATATTTAAAAATTGGGGTGCAATAACTGATTGGTTTAGTGAGAAATGGGGACAAGCAACCGCATTTATTGGTGAGGCATGGAGTAATGTCGTGAAATGGTTTACTGAGTTTGATTTTAAACAAATGTTTATGGATATCGGGCAAAGTATTTTAAAGTTTATGTTGATGCCACTAAAAATGATGTTAACATTACTATCAAATATACCTGGTAAAATAGGTGATATTGCAAAAATAGGATTAGATAAAATTGGTGATGTAACTGGAGAAATTGGAGTTGAGGGTAAAAAAGAGGTTTTAGAAAGTACGGCACAAAAAGGTGCTGAAATAACTAAAAATTCAGTAACTCAAAACAATTTAGCTATTGATATAAATGATAAAGGAGGAAATGTTGGTGCAGTCACTCAAAATGGTAGTGCTGATATTCCAATAAATTTAAGTAATACACAAAACAGTTTTTAATTATGGCAACTAGCACATTTGATTTAAATGTTTTTGAGAGTGGTTCAGGTGGTGAATTAGCTATTATAAGCAATGATATTCATACATCTGAAAAACTGTATCAAACAATATACTTGGCGTTATTTGGGGGTAATTTAGAAGCTTCAACAATAGGAAATGAAATTGCAAGCGAGGAACGTTTTGATTGGTGGGGCAATAGCTTAATTTTCGGAACAAGACAAACAAAACAATTCAATTCTGAAACTGAGAGGATATTGGACAAAGTTGTTTTAAATAGTTCTGGACGTTTAAAAATACAATCAGCAGTTGAAAATGATTTAAGTTTTATTAAAAATATAGTTAATTTCACTGTAAATATTGTAATTTTAGACATTAATAAAATAGCTATTAACATAGTTTTAGAATCATTAGCAAATCAACAAGATAAACAATTACAGTTTATTTGGGATAATGCAAAAAATGAATTAATAATTAACAGAGTTATATAATGAATCCAATTCCAACTATACAAGAATTATATGCTACTATCTCAAATGATTTAAGAAGTAAATTAAATCTTACAGATGACGAATTAAAAACTGTTGTTGATGCAATGTCATCTGTAATGGCAGCTCAATTTAAATTGGCTTATTTGTCATTAGGTGACGTTCAAAATAATATATTTCCAGATACTGCAGATAGTTTTGTAAATGGTGGTACTTTAGAGCGTATTGGTAGGATTCATTTAAATAGAAATCCAAACCCTGCAACGCAAGGAATATTTAATGTTTCGGTTATTGGTGTTAGTGGTAGTGTAATTAGGTCTGGTTTAACATTTAAATCAAATGATAATACTCAGAATCCAGGTAAATTATATGTTACCGATGTTGAAACTACTTTAACTGGTTCTGGTGATGTGATTGAAATACGTTCATTAGGAGGTGGAACAGAATTTGACTTAATTGTATCAAATCAATTAACAATCACTGAGCCAGTAATTGGAGTTAATGAAACTGTTACGGTTTCAACAGTAACACAACAACCATTAGCTGCAGAAACAATTGATGCGTATAGAACAGATATTTTAAATGCGATACAATTAGAGCCACAAGGAGGTGCAAAAACTGATTATCGTTTATGGGCCTCAGATGCACAAGGCGTAAGGTTTGTTTATCCATATGTAAAAGCTGGAAATGCTGGTACTGTTCAAGTTTATGTTGAAGCAACAGTAAATGATGGTTCTGATTTATTTGGAACACCAACACAAGCCATTTTGGATGCAGTATATAAAGCATCAGATAGCACTGGAGTAATTGAGTTTGATCCAGATATTACAAAACCATTAAATGAAAGGGGACGTAGGCCAATACAAGCTACTATTGAATCGTTGCCAATTGTTATTAATCCAATTGATGTTGATATTACTGGATTAATTGAAGACACTGTAGAAATAAGGGCAGCAATCCAAACTAATTTAAACGAATTTATTAGAAATGTAAGGCCGTTTATTGCAGGTGCTGATTTATTAAGAAACAAGAATGATATTTTATATGATTTCAAACTTTCAGCAGTTGTAACAGATGTAATTTCATCATCTAATTTTTTCACTGGTTTTGTAATGAAAGTAAACGGAGGTGGACAAAATAGCTTTTTGTTTTCAAGGGAAAATATTCCGTATCTTAGAAATATAACTTATATATAATGGGTGATCAAACAGTACATAGTTTAGTAACTGAACATGGGTTAAATACGGTACATGAATTACCATCAGATTCAGTTTCTGTTACTGAAATACTGAGAGATTTATCCGTTCAATTATATCCAACTGGTAGGGCTTGGTATATGCCAGAAAACGGTGTGTTTCAATCAATGCATGATGCGTTTAATTTATCTTTTGCTAGATTAATAAATGAGAATAATCAAACCATTGATAGCACATTTCCTGATAATGTTAATTTTTCAGAGGATGATGCTTCATTGTGGGAGTATAGATTGGGTTTAATTACAAATACATCTTTATCATTAGATATAAGGAAAAAAGCTATTTCACGTAAATTAGGTCATCCAAATAATATAAAAGCTAGACAACACCCTTTATTTATACAAAGCCAATTACAGCTTGCAGGATTTGATTTGTACGTACATGAAAACACAATTCCATATAGAACTCCTGGAGATATAATTGCATTAAGCTTAAATAATACTCAACATGGTGGTGATACACAACATTCAAATAATGAGCAACATGGAAGTGATAATTTTTCTGTAATAGCAAACAGTATTGAATCAAATGAGGATTATGCAGTTGGCAGTTCTAATTTGTGGGCCTCGTTTTTTATTGGAGGCGTTACATTGGGTGATTCAGTTGATGTTTTAGCAAGTAGAGAAAGAGAATTAAGGGAATTAGTAATAAAATTAAAACCAGCTCATACAGCTGCATATATTTTCATTAACTTTGTATAGATATGAGAAATAAAGGAAATTTAGTAAACATAGATAATTCAGATTTATCAAATTATCCCAATGGTAGGGTAAAAAATAATGATGGTAGTGGTAATGGTACTCCAGTAAATGAAATTACTAAAGGTGATCAATTTGAATTTTTCGATAAAGCAATGAGGCTTTACGGAATTGACCACAACAATTTACCAGATAATGAAACAAATGGATATCAAACTATTGAGGCAATTGTTGCGTTAGCTAGTAAAAATGATTTTGTATTAGATTTAACATCTAATACAGGTGTTTTAAATGTAGCTCTTAAATTGGGTAAATTGTTAGTTAATGAAAGTTTTATTTTTAAAGCAACAATTAATAAAACAACAGAAACACAAATAAAAGGAACTTTAGATAATATTACTAAAACGGTTTCATTTATAGGTGATTTTAAAACTGGTGAATATGTTAGAGCAATAAACACTGCCTCAAATATTGTATTAGTAAGGTTAGCCGATGCAGTTAATATTGACACAATAGTTGGTGAAAATAACTATCTTAAAAAAGCAAGTCAAGCACAAGAGGATGCAGGGGCAATTGATACTGTTGCAACAACTCCATTAGTAAGCAAAACAACGTTTGGAAAAAGAGTTAATAATGCAACTGATAGTGTTCCATATTTAGCAACTGCAGCAATTAATGGTTTATATTCAAAAGAACATTTTGCAATTGTAGCGGCTTTAGGTGCACCAGACTTAAAAAACCGTGGTTGGTTTAGTGGTATTAATCCAGGAACATTTTTACCAATAGGAACATCAATGCCTGTTAGCGGTCAGATATCATCATCTTTAGTTGCAGGAGGTGAGCCAGATTCAATTATATTTACCGTTACAATGGCAAATGCAATGTCTGATGCCAATTATTTAGTTCGTATGAGTCCACAAACTGAGTTAGCTGGTGTTGATGGTTCAAGATTAGGTACGTTTTTATTTAGGCCACTTAGTACAACCACATTTAGTATAATTATTAGTGAATTCACAACTGAAATCCAAAACATTAAATTACATTTAGAAGTAATACAATTATAAAATATGAAAACACTAAAGCAATTACCATATGTTCAAGATACCGACCTTGTAAAGTTTCCTCATGGAGCTATTCAGGATAAAACTGATTTAGTTCCAGGTACACCAGTTACAAGGGGTTTGTATAATGATTTATTACAGAATATATATAAATTATTGGATATCACCGGAACAGTTCCAACTGATACAGAAGATAGTGAAACATCACAACATCAAATAATTGAGGCTCTTAAAAAGTTTTCTAATGAATTAAATGATTTACAGCAAATCGTTACATTAAACACTTTGGCTTGGACTGTTAACTTTAACATTGACTTATTGCCAAATAATTATGTTTTTATTGGTAAGGTTTCAGATAATTATGTTAGTGGTTCAAATTACACTTTTAGTGGTACCGGATCAAATAGTTATTCAATGAATTCTGATAGTGGATTTAAAGCCTCAGATTTAGTATTAATAACAATTGATCAATCTGGAGTTAAGTTTTTAAATTTATCTTCAATAACAGGTGGTGATAATATTTTTACACCATTTGGCACTCCTTTGAGTTTTAATGACGGTAACACTACTCACTATTTGTCACAAGGTAGGATTTCTACAGATACGCCAACTATTAACGACTTGCAACAAACAATTAGAGTTGAAGAATCTAATTCAAATATTGATTTAATTGATGTTATAATTCATAAAGGATTTTTATTGGTTTTAGCTTTAGACACTTCAACTGTAACTTATGGAATGTGGGAATTTGATTTAAATAATTTAAACGCTTCTACACCAATAATTTTAAATGGTTTCTCATTTCCTATAGGAGTAGACAACCAACCATATATTTATTGTGATGGTACACATGTTTATTTATCTAACAATTCAGGAAATAGTGTAAATGATTATGATTTTAATAAGTTGATTTATAATCAAACTAATGCTAATTTAACTTTAGTTAGTTCTTTTTCATTAGCCACTACATTTGTAAAAACAACAAACTCATTTATTACTGGTGATTTTATTTTCACATTTATTGCTGGTCTTTTTGATAAGTATCAACTTAGTACAGGTACTAAAACTAGTTTAGGTTTTTACAATACTTTAAATGGCGTTGTATTTAAACAAAACGGAAACACTTATTATTCAAATGGTGAGGTTGCAACAAAATGGGCGTTTTAGATGTAAATAATGATGGATTAATTGCTCTAACTGCAAAGTTGGAACGCATGCACCGTTCAGCATTTCCAAGTGCTGTAAGGAATACATTAAATGCAGCGGCTTTTGAAACTAAAAAAAATGTTCCTAAAGTTGCTGCACAAAAATTCACTACTAGACAAAAAAGCTTTTTTAAGGCGTTTACAATTGTTGATAAAGCAAGTGGATTTGATATTGCATCTATGAAAGCAACAACAGGAATTGATGAGTCAAAAGGTAGTAAAGTTGCGAAAGGATTAGAGGCACAGGAAAACGGTGGTAATGTAAAAGGTGGTAAATTGATTGCACACGATCATGCAAGGACCTCAAAAAATCAAGGTAAAAAAGTTGCTCAAAGAAATAAACACAGTAGAGTTAAATTTCATGATGCAACTAATGCATATAGAGCGCACAGAGGAACTAAAAAAAGTAAGTTTATTTCAGCCGTATTAAGCACAGCAAAAAGTGGTCAAAATTACATGATGTTGAAAACTGGATCTCGTGGTATGGTTTATCAAATTAGTGGAGTTACACAAAAACGAAATTCAAGAAATTTTAATGTAAAAATTAAAAAATTATATTCTGTAAGAAACAGAAAAACATCACGCGTTCAAGGTGTTCATTTTATGAGAAATTCAGCAAAATTAGCAAGTCGTAAAATAGACAAATTTTATAAAGAGGCTGCAGAATTTCAATTTAACAAGGCTTTACGTAAATAAAGCCTTGTTTTTTTTGGTTATTTACCGCATATAATGCAATTTTCATTTAATATTTTTAATGATTTACAATTAGAACATTCTTCAACAGTAGGTATTGCCTTTTTTGGTTTAGCCTCGTATCTGCAGTGAAGTTTAATTTTTGGTGTTTTCATTTTTTGGTTATTTCCTTAGTCTTTTGGTTTCTTCTATTCGCATTCCGAAACAACTTAGTTTTTCAACGTAAAACTTAGGGGTGACTTCGTTAATATCTTTCCTAAACCACTGATACTCATATACTGGCTCTGTGATTATCTCAGCCCATACGCCATTGTGGAAAATATCATAACCATTATAACCAATACCAAACCACAACGTGCCACAAATAAGTAACTCAAACCCTCCTAGTGGTAAAACACACCTTGATCCTTTTCTAAGACCTCTTATTTCAACCCCTTCTTTAAACCCTCTCTTAACAGCTTCTTTCTCTAAAGCTTGTTGAACTTCTTTGTCGGTTGCTAGAGTATATTCACTTGCAGTACTCCAAGCACCACTAGGAGTGTGCCAAATAACATCAACCCTGTATTCCCCATCAAAAAAACCACTCCCAACACAACACCCGTCTTTTTGAATCTTTGTATTCATAGCTATAATAGTTTTCTCTCCGTGATATGTCGTTTTATACCATTGACCTACAATCAACTCTTCTTTACAATCCTTTAGCCTTTCTTCCCATTTAGCAATTTTACTCTTGCAATCTTCTTTTGTATACTCTTTCATAATCTTTTATTTTTTACCAAAGATACTACTATTTTACGATTACACAACAAATAATTGTATTTATTTTAACACGTATTTTTTCACTACCTTTGTTTTATGGCTTGGAAAGACAGATTAGAGAACATACAATTTACAATTACAACTGGTGATGGTAAACAATACACCCCATTATGGAAAGATGGTGAGAAATCAAAAGATTTTAATATTGCAAAATTTGACTTCATAAATGTTGAGGGTAGTTTAATTGAGCGTAGAACACCACAAGGCGCAA